ATGATTTGCGGGGGGGGGGCTGGTTGATCCAAGTCAAATAACCAAGCATTAGCCGCCACCATGGACTCAAATTCCCCCACATGGGGGATGCCCGGACCACTGTAGGCGAGGTAAGGTCGGGGTGCCATAGTTACGCGGCTTTTTGGCGCCTGGAGTGAATGCTGAGTTCAATCATGGCCGCGATGCGCTCATGGTCTTGCGGGTCATCTGCAAGCTGCTCAATCAGGCCCATCGCCATCTTTCTTGTGCTGGCGTCCATGGCCTCAAAGTAGACACTTAATCCCTTTGTAATTTGCGCTAATGGTGCTATTCCATTTGTAGCTACTGGCGCTTTATCTGTAAGGGCTAGAGCCTGATTTTGCTTAATGTTTTCAGGCTCAAGTGACCATTTGACATTGGGCGTTGTGATTGTCAGATCGAACCAGCCTTCTGGTTTTCCGTAGTGCCTCTCAATCTTCCCGGCAATGTCATCGCCGACGCCGCGCCGCCCAGCAGCCATTGCGCTGATATGTGATTTTGGCGTGCCAATTGCTCGCGCCAACTCAGAGGCCGACCCGACCTCATTGATTATTTCTTCAAGACGAGCTTTCCGCCTCAGCCGCCTAGGACTTTCAACTTTTTCCATAGTTTTCATCCTATGCGACTTGCATAACTAAAAGTTATGCGTTATGCTTCGGTAGGAGTTGCGCAAATCGCATACCAAAATGAAGCTAAAACCATATCTCGAAAGCCTCCCGCGCGGAGGGATCAGCGAATTTGCTGAGAAGTCCGGAATATCTCCGGTGTACCTGTCACAGCTTGCAGCAGAGCAGGACGACAGAGTTCCAAGCGCTGAGTTGTGCGTCGTAATTGAGCGAGAAAGCAACTTCAAAGTTTCTCGCCAAGAGTTGCGCCCAAAGAACTGGCATTTGATCTGGCCCGAGCTAACTGGCAAGGCAGCAGCATGACCACCGACATGCACATCGGCAAGCTGACCGAAGAAGTCAAGTTCATGGTCACACCTCAATTCCATGACCTCCTGAGCGACCGGGCGCGACAAGCACGGTGCACAGCGGCCGACTTGGCCCGCGATGCCTTGTACTTGGTGCTGACTGAAGGAACATTTACTGATCATGTTGCCAATGATCGTCGCTCTGCACTCAAGAGTGAAGGTGCACTGCAGGGCGTCAAGAGGGCGACGCCATGACTACTTCAATAACCATTGCGAATTCGCATGGCCTATCGCGCCAATTCGGCCGCATCCCTGACGGCTGCAACGCATTCACCATGCACAAGGTGGCCATTCCCCCAACTGCACGCGAGATCAAGCTGGCTCAAACCAGGATCACCAGCGCAGCCAAGCGTGAGGCACGCAAGGGGCTGTCAAAAGCTCAAGTGATGGCATTGGCACTGCGCACACCAGAAGAACGCAAGGCTGACCGCATGGCGGCATTCAACGAGCGCAAAGCCTCCATTCTCAAGACGCCGGTGTGGTCCAGCGCTGGCTATGCCGACCAGGATGGTGTGGACAAGACGCGGCGCATTCAGAAGGCGGGGATATGAACTACTACCCATTCCATATTGGCGATTACTTGAGTGCTACCAGGCATTTGAGTTGGGAGGAGGATGCAGCCTTTCGCAGACTGCTTGATACCTACTACACCACAGAAAAGCCCTTGCCCGTTGAGTTGCGTGCAGTGTGCCGCCTGGTGCTTGCAACCACTGAAAGCCAGCGCGAAGCGGTTCAGCAGGTGCTTGGTGAGTTCTTTGAGTTGACGCCAGATGGATGGGTGAATCACCGTGCAGATCGCATCATCAGAAGTCACAACCTACGGCATGGTGCGAACCACTACATCAGGTTTAGGCCCGTCGTTTTTGATCGTGATGGACATACCTGCGCATATTGCGGCGCCATGGATGTCCCACTTGAGTTAGATCACATCGTTCCACGTAGCCGTGGCGGTGCAGATCACCCCGACAACTTGACGCCAGCTTGCAAGCCATGCAACGCAAGTAAAGGCGCAAAGCATCTTCAAGACTGGCTGGCAACACGATGAATTACTTCCCTTTTCATCTTGGTGACTATGCTGCCCACACCGCCCACCTTGAGCCAATGGAGGACTTGGCTTACAGGCGCCTGCTTGACCAGTATTACCTGCGCGAAGGCCCACTTCCATTTGACATCCAGGTGACGGCGAAGCTGGTTCGCATGCGCTCGATGGCCGCTGATGTGGAGTCGGTCTTGAAAGAGTTCTTCACGCTGACGGATAGCGGCTGGACACACGACCGGTGTGAAGCGGAAATCGCGCACATGCAGGACAAACAGGTAAAGGCCAGAGCGTCCGCTGCAGCATCAGTCAAATCGCGGCAAGCATTCGCTGCCAAGAAATCTCAAACCAGTGGAGCGCCCGTTAGCCAAGATGGTAGCGGATGCTCAACCGACGCTAAAAACATTGAAGCGGGCGTTCAGCTACCAACACCAACACCAACACCAACACCAACACCAATTACAAAGAATACACGCGCAGTCGCGCCGCCAGTCGGCGTTACCGAATCGGTGTGGTCCGATTTTTGCCAACACCGAAAAGCAAAAGGCGCAAAGCTGACGCAAACCGCGATGGACGGCATTCAGGCCGAAGCAAGCAAGGCCGGGTGGTCCCTCGAAAACGCACTGCGGGAATGCTGCAGCCGAGGCTGGACCGGGTTCAAAGCCGATTGGGTGGCAGAGCGGCCAGCAGCGCGCGACTCGCCCACCGGTGAAACCGCTTACCAGCGCTCGATGCGCGAGCGGGTTGCCGAGTTCAGCCCATCCATTGCCCGCAAAGCGCCAGGCACTTACCCCTTGGAAAACATGATTTTGGAGGCTGAGAATGTCACTGCCATTGCCGGTAATTGAGCGCTTGTTTGCCCGCCTGAATGCGACGTATGGGCGCGACTTCATGGGTCGTTACGAGGGGCAGGATGCGGCCTCGGTGAAGACCTCATGGGGTCATGAGTTGGACAGCTACAGCCAAAACCTCAAGCCGTTGGCTTGGGCGTTGGAGAACCTGCCAGAGCGCCCGCCCAATGTGATCGAGTTTCGCAGTCTGTGCCGGCGCGCGCCATCAACCGATGTTCCTTCTTTGCCGGAGCCCAAAGCTGATCCAGCCCGAGTGGCAGCCGAGTTGGCCAAGCTGGCGCCGCTGCGGGCTCGCACCGAGTCACACAGTCCGGTCGATCACAAAGCCTGGGCCAAGCGCCTGAAGGCCCGGCACGAAGCTGGTGAGCGCCTGAACCTGAACCAGGTGCGCTGCTACCGGGCTGCACTGGGCCTGGAGGCCGCATGACCCATGCAATGCGAATGCTGCGAAAGAGCGCGGAAATTCTCGGGCTTCAACCGCTTCAGACCGGCCTGCCTGCATTGCGGGGCCCGGATCATCCAGCACCTGGGCACACTGCAGATCGGGCAGTCGGAGTGCGCCCAGCGCAGGCGCGCGGCCCTGGCCGACTGGTTGGCGTGGGGTCACAGCGAGGCCGAGATTCGCAAGCTGGCCAAGGGGCCGTTGGCCATTGCGCCCGAGCCTGTGGTGCCGGCAGTCAAGAAAAAATGAAGGGCGGGGCATGAAACCATTGCGAAACAAGTTCGGGGCGGTCAAGACCACGCTGGCTGGTATCCAGTTCGACAGCAAGGCCGAGGCCGCCAGGTATGGTCAGCTGCAGTTGCTGGAGCGCACCGGGCAGATTGCTGGCATCACACGCCAGGTGGCGTTTGTGCTGGCACCGTCGGTCAAGCTGCATGGCGCCAGGCGCGCCAAGCCTGCGCTGCGTTATGTGGCTGATTTCGTTTACTCCGACGTCAGGACCGGGAAGATCGTGGTGGAGGATGTGAAGGGGGTCATCACGCCGCTGTTTCGGGTCAAGCAACATCTGATGATGTCGGTTCATGGTGTCGATGTGAGGGTCGTTCAATGCAGGTAATTCAAACGGTAACCATGGTCAAGAAGCAGGTGGCAGTCAACGAACTGGGCCGGCGCATTGGTGAGGACGCACCGCATGCCGTGCTTAAAAATTCCCAGGTTGACTCATTGCTGGACTTGCACGATGAGGGCATGGGCTACAAGCGTCTGGCCAAAAAGTTCAATGTGAGCATCAGATCGGTGCGCGACATTGTGTCGTTTCGCAGGCGCAGTCAGGTGGTTGCCGGATGGAAGATGGTTTTGATCGAGAGGGGCGACCATGTCAACAAAAAAGCCTAAGCGCGAGCCGGTGCGGTACAGCCGGGCGTTGGCGGAGCGGATCTGTGAACGGTTGGCGGGCGGGGAGTCGTTGAAGGCAATTTGCAGGGATGCGGGCTACCCGAAAGCACACACGGTGCTGGAGTGGGCGAGAAGCAACAAGGAGGGGTTCTCCGACCAATATGCACGCGCGCGCGAGATTGGCTACGGCCTGCTGGCCGACGAGATCATTGACATCGCCAACACACCACAGATTGGCATCAAGGTTGTCACCAAGGAGTGGGGCAAGGAAATAACCAATGCCGACATGATTGAGCACCGCAAGCTACAGGTCGACACGCGCAAGTGGATGCTGGCCAAGATGCTGCCAAAGGTGTACGGCGACAAGCAGCAGGTGGAGGTGAGTGGGGGCCTGGACATTGCCAGCACCTTGCTGGCCGCGCGCAAGCGTAGCGGTCTGGCATGACGACACAAGTCGATATTGATCGCGCCATGGCCATCGACATGGCCGGGTTCTATGCGGACCCGCTGGGCTTTGTGATGTACACATTCCCTTGGGACAGCGACCGCAGTCTGCAGCTGGTCAAGCTGGCCAGCCCATGGCGTGAGCGGTACCAATGCGAGTTTGGCCCGGATGCCTGGGCATGCGAGTTTCTGGAATCGTTGGGGCGCGATGTGGTGCAACGCGGCTTTGACGGAGTGAACGCTGTGGCGCCCATTCAGTACGCGGTGAGCTCAGGCCACGGCATTGGCAAGTCGGCAATGGCGGCCTGGCTGGTGTTGTGGATCATGTCAACCAGGCCACACAGCAAAGGGGTGGTGACGGCCAATACCGGTGAACAGCTCAGCTCCAAGACCTGGGCAGGGGTGTCGGCCTGGTTGTCGCGTGCCATCAACAAGGATTGGTTCACCATCACCACCGGCAAGGGCGCCATGCGCCTGATGCATAAGGATTACCCGGACAGCTGGCGCGTGGATGCGCAGACCAGCCGGGAAGAAAACAGCGAGTCGTTTGCAGGCTTGCATGCAGCCAGCTCAACGCCCTGGTATCTGTTCGATGAGGCCAGCGCCATCCCCAGCAAGATATGGGAAGTGGCCGAAGGCGGCAAGACTGACGGTGAACCGATGCATTTTTGCTTCGGTAACCCGACCCGCAACACCGGGGCCTTTGCCGAGTGCTTTGGCAAGAACCGGCACCGGTGGAACACCCGCCAAATCGACAGCCGCAGCGTGGCCATCACCAACAAGACGCTGCTGAACCAGTGGGTGGCTGACTATGGCGAGGACAGCGATTTTGTCAAGGTGCGTGTGCGTGGCGTGTTCCCGAACGCGTCCAGCCTGCAGTTCATTGCGCGTGGGCTGGTCGATGGGGCCATGGACCGCAAGCCGGGCGAGGAGCGCCTGGTGGGCCGGCATTGCGCGGTGGGCGTGGACGTGGCGCGCTTTGGCGATGACCAGAGCGTGATCCTGACCCGCATCGGGCGCGATGCAGCCAGCATCCTCAGCAAGCCCTACCGGGGCATCGACACGATGCAGCTGGCCGCCCGGGTGGCCCAGCACATCGACTACCTGCGCGGCCTGGGCCTCAAGCCCATCGTGTTCGTCGATGGCGGTGGTGTTGGGGGTGGCGTGGTGGACCGGCTGCGCCAGCTGGGCCACGACCCTATCGAGGTGCAGTTCGGCGGCAAGGCTAGCGACGAGCGCAAGTACCTCAACAAGCGCGCTGAGATGTGGGGCACCATGAAGGAGTGGCTGGCCTTCGGGTGCCTGGCCAAGTCCGAGGCGATGGCCACCGACCTGACAAGCGTGGAATACCACTTCACGACCAAGGACCAGATCCAGCTCGAATCGAAGGAGAGCATGAAGGCGCGCGGCTTGGCCAGCCCGGATGAGGCCGACGCGTTGGCGCTGACCTTTGCCCAGCCAGTGCCCGAATACGATGTGCCTGTGGTCAACCAGGGCAGCGCCCGCCAGCGCGCCGAGTACGACCCCTACGCCCGGCGCTAGGGTGCGCGCATCGCCCGTGAGCCCGCATAGATTGCAGGCTTATGAGTGCCGCCCTTACCCCCATGCTTGAAGACGCCTCGGTTCTGGCCCTGCTGCCTGCCGATGCTGGCCTGTCCCTGGTGGACAAGATTTACCGCCTGGAAGCCATGATGCAGGAGCAGCCCCAGGTGGAAACCCCGGTGCGCAACTGGTTCTGCAATGGCATGTACGCGCGGGAGTTCACGGTACCGGCTGGCACGCTGCTGACCGGGGCCATTCACCTGCACGACTCGATTGCCATCATGACGCGGGGCCGGGTGCGGGTGATCAACGAAGAGGGTGAGCACGACATCGTGGCGCCCGTCACCTTCATCCAAAAGGCGGGCGTCAAGCGCATTGGCCTGGTGCTGGAAGAAATGGTGTGGACCACGTTTCACACCTGCAAGGCCACCACCGTGGAAGAGGCCGAGCGTGAGCTGGTCACCAACAGCCGGGCCGAATACGAGCGGATCACCGGCCACATCAACCTGATTGAAGGAGTCCCGACATGAGTTTCTTTGTTGCTGCCGTCGTTGTTGGCGCTACCGCTGTTGCGGTGCAATATGACCAGGGCAAGAAGGCGCAGGCTGCCCAGCGTGACGCCCAGGCCCAAGCCCAGCGCAATGCCGACAAGCAGGCGGCGCTGGCAGACCAGGCCAACAACCGCGCCAATGGCAAAAAGCCCAATGTGGCAGGCCTGATGTCAGAAAACGCCATGGCGGCCAAAGGCGGCATCAGCGGCACCATGCTGACCGGGCCCGGTGGCGTGAATCCGGATGAGCTGAAGCTGGGTAAATCCACGCTGCTGGGCGGCTAAATGGCCGTCGATCTCAAAACCCCGCGCGAGAAGCTGACCAGCCGCTGGGCGCAGCTCAAACAAGAACGCACGTCATGGATCGCGCACTGGCGCGAGATCTCCGACTACCTGCTGCCACGCTCTGGCCGGTTCTTTGCTGAAGACCGCAACCGCGGCGAGCGCAAGCACAACAATATTTACGACAGCACCGGTACCATGGCACTGCGCATTCTGGCCGCCGGCATGATGAGCAACATGACCAGCCCGGCGCGGCCATGGTTTCGCCTGACCACCTCCAGCCCCGACCTGAATGAGTCGCAAGAGGTCAAGACCTGGCTGGCCGATGTCGAGCGCGGCATGCAGATGGTGTTCAACAAAAGCAACACCTATCGCGCCCTGCACACCATGTACGAAGAGCTTGGCGCCTACGGCACGGCCTGCGCCATCGTGCTGCCAGACCCCAAGGGCGTGATCCATTTTCATGTGCTGACGGCGGGTGAATACGCCATTGCCACCGATCACCAGGGCCATGTGGACACGCTGTACCGCGAATTCCAGATGACCGTGGGCCAGATGGTCAAGGAGTTTGGCCGCGACAAGTGCAGTCAAACGGTGCAGGGTGCCTTTGACCGGGGCGCGCTGGACCAGTGGATCACGGTAATGCACTGCATTGAGCCGCGCGCTGACCGTGACCCGTCCAAGCGCGACAACAAGAACATGCCGTTCAAGTCGGTGTACTTCGAGCTGGGTGGCCGGGCGCATGAAGTCTTGCGCGAGTCCGGATTCGAGACTTTCCCGGCACTGTGCCCGCGCTGGTCGGTGATGGGTGGCGACATTTACGGATCTAGCCCCGGCATGGAAACGCTGGGCGACATCAAGCAGCTGCAGCACGAGCAACTGCGCAAGGCCCAGGGCATCGACTACAAGACCAATCCGCCATTGCAAGGCCCCAGCAGTCTGGCCAATCGGCCGGTTGACACCTTGCCGGGCGGCATCACCTATGTCGATGCAGCCACCCCGCATGGCGGCATCCGGACCGCGTTCGAGGTGCAGCTGGATCTGAGCCACCTGCTGGCCGACATCCAGGACGTGCGCCAGCGCATTCGTGGCGGCTTCTATGCCGACCTGTTCATGATGATGGCCAACGACACCCGCAGTGGCATTACCGCCACCGAAGTGGCTGAACGGCGTGAAGAGAAGATGCTGATGATCGGCCCGGTGGTTGAGCGGCTGCACAACGAGATTCTGGATCCGCTGATTGACATGACGTTTCAGCGCATGGCTGAGCAGGGCCTGATCCCGCCCGCACCGCAAGACCTGCAGGGCTTGGCGCTCAATGTCGAGTTTGTTTCGGTGCTGGCGCAGGCCCAGCGCTCCATCGCCACCAATGGCCTGGACCGCTTTGTCGGCAACCTGGTGGGCGTGGCGCAGATCAAGCCCGAGGTGCTGGACAAGTTCAATGCCGACAACTGGGCCGATGGTTATGCCGACATGCTGGGGGTGGGCCCCGAGTACATCGTGCCCAACGACCAGGTCGAAGCGATCCGGAAACAGCGCGCCCAGGCGCAGGCCCAAGCACAGCAAGCGGCCGAGATGCAGCAACGCGCGGCCGCCGTCAAGGATCTGGGCCAAGTGCAGACCCCCACGGGCAATGCAGGCAATGACTTGATGCAGCAGCTCACCGGCTACACCGGCTAGGGTGCGCGCATCGCCAGAACAGCGACGTAAATTGCAGCCATGAGTACCTACGACCCGCTCGATGTGCAAGGCCAGGAGACCGCGAAGTCCGACAAGGACACCCGCGCCAAACTGGCCCGTGACAACGACGACGCGGATTTCAAGTGGCTCATGGGCAGCAAGCGGGGCCGCCGGATGATCTGGCGGCAACTGGACCGGGCAGGTGTGTTTCGGCTTTCGTTCAACCCCAATGCGATGCAAATGGCATTCGCCGAGGGCAATCGGAATGAAGGCTTGCGCACATTGGCATCCATCCATGCGCAATGCCCTGAGCTGTACCCGGTAATGGTCAAGGAAAACACAAAGGAAAACGTCAATGACTGACACCACGATGATGACTGAAGCCGCAAATACCACTGAAGGCCAGGCATCGACCACGACTGAGACCGGCGCTACTGCTGCGCCCGCGACCAGTCAAACGCAGCAAGCGACTCAAAGTCAGGCCACCACCACCGACAAGGCGGGTGATGCCAAGACCGAAGGCGAGGCAGCGGCCACCCCACCGGGTGCCCCTGAAAAGTACGAGCTGACATTGCCCGAGGGCGTCTCGATGGACGAGGCCGGGCTGACGTCATTCTCTGCGCTCGCCAAGGACCTGAACCTGACTCAGGAAGCCGCACAGGCCATGCTCGGCAAGATGGCGCCCGCCATGCAGGCGCGTCAAGCCGAGGTGAAACAGGCAACCATCGCCGAATGGGAAACGCAGTCCAAGGCTGACAAGGAATTCGGGGGCGCCAAGCTCACCGAGAACGTCGCCCTGGCGCAAAAAGCCCTCAAGCAATTTGGTTCGCCTGAACTGAGCACGCTGCTGAAAGAGTCCGGCCTGGGCAATCACCCGGAAATCATCCGGGCGTTTTACCGGGCTGGCAAGGCAATCAGCGAGGACGGCAGTTTCGTCAATGGTGCTTCCAAAGGCACCGGCACCGAGTCTGCAGCCCAACGCATGTATCCCAACATGAACCCTTAACTTACCCCTGAAAGGCAATCCCATGAAACTCTTCAAATCTCACCCCGTGCAAATGCTGCTTTTTGCAGCCCTTGCACTGCTCGGTTTTCATGCCGGGCTGGTATCGGCTGAACAGCTCGCCTTTGTCGGCTTTGCTGGCGCCACGCTGAGTGCCGGTCAACTCACCCTGGCCGATTACTCCAAGCGCATGGGCCCTGACGGCAAGATC